TATTAAACATATTGGAGAAAAAAATTGATTAGACCTTGTGATTGTGGAAAAGAAATAGAGTGTACTTGCATGCCCTGCACAGACTGTGGTGCATTAAGAATGTCTGATTGTGTATGTCCAGATAATTGTGATACTTGCAGTGCCTAAAGAATTAAAAAAAAGATTAAAGAAACAAGCAAAAAAATTAAAATTAAATGAAAAAAGAACAGATGCATACGTCTACGGCACCATCAAAAAAATTGAAAAAGCCAAAGGTAAAAAAAGAACTAAATGAATTAGGATTTCCTCTGGATGACCCATATGGATTAGCAGAGGCGTTTTGGACTATATTTACTAAACCTAAAAAGGAGACAGCAAAATGATGAAGAATGGAATGAAGCCTAAAAAGAAAATGTATGGCGGTGCTATGAAAAAGAAAAAAAAGAAATTAGCTATGGGTGGTAAGCCCGATTACATTGATTTAGATAAAGATGGAAATAAAAAAGAGTCTATGAAAAAAGCGGCTAAAGACATGAAAGATAATAAAATGTATGGCGGTGCTATGAAGAAAAAGAAAAAAATGATGGGCGGTGCTATGAAGAAAAAGAAAGCAGGAAATTATACTAAACCCGGCATGCGTAAAAAAATATTTCAACGCATTAAATCACAAGCGTCTCACGGAACTGCGGCAGGTAAGTGGAGTGCAAGAAAAGCACAGGCATTGGCAAAAGCTTACAAGAAAGCAGGTGGAGGATACAAGTAATGGCTGAAACAAAAACAATAAAAGCACCCAAAGGCTATCATTTTATGAAAAGCAAAAGTGGACTTAAACTTATGAAACACAAAGGTAAGTTTGTTCCACACAAAGGTGGTTCGCTTACAGTAAAGTTGCCAATACAAAAAAAACATGGCTCTAGCTAAATCTCAAAGAAGTTTAAAAGCTTGGGGTAAACAAAAATGGAGAACCAAGTCTGGTAAAAAGTCTAGTGTAACTGGTGAACGATATTTACCAGAAAAAGCTATAAAAGCATTATCTGCAAAAGAATATGCGGCTACCACTAGAGCTAAACGTAAAGCAAAGAAAAAAGGTAAACAAGTAAGTAAACAACCAAAACGAATAGCTAAAAAAACGGCGGCGTATAGGAGATTTTCATAATGAGAAAAGAACACAAAAACCCTAAAGGTGGACTTACAGCAAAAGGCCGAGCATACTTTAAAAGAAAAGAAGGTTCTAATTTAAAGCCTCCAGTTAAACGAGGTGTTAATCCACGAAGAATTTCTTTTGCCGCAAGATTTGCAGGGATGAAAGGCCCGATGAAAGATGAAAAAGGTCGCCCCACTAGAAAGGCACTAGCACTTAGGGCATGGGGTTTTCGTTCAGTAGAATCTGCTCGTAATTTTGCAAATAAACACAAGGGCAAGAAAAGGAAAAAAACTTGACAGAACAACGATTAGCGATACAATAAACAAAGGGAGACATGGCTACAACTTATTTAACATTAGTAAACAATGTATTAAATGAACTTAATGAATCAGAATTAACTTCTTCTAGTTTTTCTAGTAGTAGAGGTATTCAAACATCAGTAAAAAAGTTTGTTTTAAAAGCCACACATGAAGTTTATAATAGTTTATCAGAGGTGCCAGATTTATATAAATCTACAACTCAAGATACTAATGCAGGTCAAAGAACATACGATTTACCTACAACTGACTCTCCACAAACAGGTGATTTACCCTATAGAAAAATGGATTGGCAAACGTTTAGACTTGTTCCAAAAGAACTAATAACAAACGGTGAATTTACTTCTGATATTAGCAGTTGGACTACAATAGCAGGTAGCGGTAGTGCGGCTTATAATAGTGGTGGTAACGGCAGATTAAGATTAAATGATTTTGCGGCACATCAATCTATATCAACTGTAGTAAACAAAAGTTACAAATTACATGTTAGAGTATTTGATTCTAATAGTGTAGGTGCGGCTCTTAAAGTACAAGTAGGAACTGCGGCTGAAGGAACACAAAATTTAAATACAACATTAACTGTAGAAGATTTTGGAGCAGGTGCAGTATTAGATACTACATTTACTGCAACATCACAAACTACTTTTGTTACATTAAACAATACAGTTACTACAACTAATTTAGATGTAGATTATGTAAGAGTATCTGAAGACATACCTGTTAGAAGATTAAAGTACATAACGTATGATGATTGGAATAGAAGATTTTTAGAAACTGATTTAACTAATGACTCAGATTCTTACGGAACACCAAGTATAGTTTATCCAACACAAGATAAAAAATTTGGTTTATCACCAGTTCCAGATGCAAGTAATTATACAATACAATATGAGTATTGGAAAGTACATACTGATTTATCTGCACATGGTGATACAATAGATTTAGATGATAGATTTAAAGATATAATAATTAATAGAGCAAAGTATTATGCTCACATTTTGCGTTCTGATTTACAATCAGCACAGTTAGCTGATAGAGAATATAAAGAAGGATTAAAAGCACTTAGAGTAGAATACATAAATAATTTTTCTTATATGACAGACCATAGAGTAAATAATGGCGGTAGAATGGGTGGTTACTAATGCCTTATACCGGTTTACAAAAACCTATGGTTGTAAGCTGTGCAGGCGGCTTAGTTTTAAACAAAGACGTTTTTGCGATGCATCCGGGAGAAGCATTACAGTTACAAAACTTTGAACCTAGTATTGAAGGTGGATATAGAAGATTAAATGGAACAACAAAATTTAATTCTAATATTGTACCACAAGTTTCTGCATCAACTGAAAGAATACAATTGTGTGCTATATTTAATGATTTAGTTGTAGCGGCAAGAGGTGGAACTATCTACACAGGTTCTACTTCTGGTAGTTGGACTTCTCGTGCAACAGGAAAAGGCACAACAAATACTTATGATTTTGATAAGTATAATTTTAATGGCACTGATAAAATAATTATTGCAACTGGTGAATCTGCGGCTTTTACATTAGACACTAGTTATAATGAAGATATAATAAATGCAACTGATGGTGGAACTGCACCAACTAATCCTAAGTTTGTAAAATCTTTTGCAAATCATATGTTTTATGCAGGAATGTCTAATGCTACATCAACACTAATATTTTCTGGCCCATACACAGAAGATGACTTTGATACAAATGCAGGGTCAATTATTATGGGTGATGTTATTACTGGCCTTAAAGTATTTCGTGATGAACTCTTTGTTTTTTGTGAAACAAGTATATTTAAAATAACAGGAACAAGTTCTAGTAATTTTGCAAAAGCCGAAGTAGCAAAAGGTATAGGTACTTTATCTCATCACTCTATACAAGAGATAGGCGGTGACATTATATTCTTGGCGGCAGATGGTATTCGTACTATTGCAGGTACAGCGAGAATTGGTGACGTAGAATTAGGTACAGTTTCAAAACAAGTACAAGATAGAATAAATGATATTGGTTATGATAATGTTACTTCACTTGTCATACGAGATAAATCACAATATCGTTTATTTTATCCAACAACACTAGGAGCAGAAGCAAGCTCTAAAGGATTAATAGCAGTAATAAAACAAAATCCAAACACAGGACAGATGGGTTTTGAGTACGCAGATATAAAAGGAATAAAAGTATCTGCCTGTGATTCAGATTTAATTAGTTCTACAGAAACTACTGTTCACGGTGGCTATGATGGTTACATCTATAAACAAGATGATGGTAATGTTTTTACCAGAGCCGCAACTACAGAAAACATGGATGCTACATTTAGGTCGCCAGACATAACAATGGGTGACCCGGGTGTTAGAAAAAACATGCAAAAAGTAAATGTTAACTGGAAGCCAGAAGGTGCTGTAGATGCTAGTTTATTTTTAAGATACAACTATGATGATAGTGATACACCACAACCAAACGCTTTTAGTTTAACAACATCTGGCGATGGTGCAATACTTGGAAGTGGTAAGTACGGCACAGCCGTTTACGGACAAAGTGATTTACCTATAACAAGACAGGCCGTTGAGGGTTCTGGTTTTGCTATAGCATTAAAAGTAACAGATACAAGTTCAAATAACCCATTCTCACTTAGAGGATTTGAATTAGAATTTACACCGGGAGGAAGAAGATAAATGGGAGCAACATACACAAGACAAAGCTCTAGTAACATTGTTGACGGAAACGTCATTGAAGCATCTGATTTAAATAATGAATTTAATCAGTTACTAGCCGCTTTTGAAGCAAGTACAGGTCATACACATGATGGTACTGCTAATGAAGGTGGTGCTATTACAAAGTTACTTAGTAATACATTAACTTTCGGTGCAGGCACTGCAGGTACGGATATAACAATTACATTTGATGGTGAAACATCTGACGGTGTTTTAAAATGGATGGAAGATGAAGACTACTTTGAGTTTTCGGATGATATACTTGTAGGCAGTACAGAAAAATTACAATTTAGAGATACAGCAATATATATTAACTCATCTACTGATGGACAATTAGATTTAGTTGCTGATACAGAAATACAACTAGCGGCTACTACAAT